AAGATTACTCGATACTTGGACAACAACCTTGAGACAGAGACGTTCTACATCAAAGGATTAATCTAATGAAGGCACAAGAGTTAATCAACCGAGCAAACCTGCACTTTGGTATCGACGTTACCAAGTGTAAGGACTTTGGCAAGGACGGTTTCACCGACCGATGCTTTACAGCATACTATGCCATCACTGAATTGAAGATGCCCTACAAAGAACTGGCTGATGCCATGGACGAGCAGGACAGAACTAAGCTACGCCTAATGTGGCTGTACGCTGAAGGACTTATGGGAGTTGTACAATCCCGCAACCGGTACAAGCAGTTTACATTAACCTTTTAATTTTTTAGACATGGCTGATAACAGCAACGTGTATGTGGGATACACTGAATCCCCACGAGTAAACCAGCGAGTATCATTCACGCTGGAGGAGTTGGACAACCTCAAGCAGTACGCAACTGCAAAGGGTAGGGTTTACATTGATGTTGTCTCTGTCCCAGACCGAGAAGACAATCGAAAGATGAAAGCCTTCTGCTCTGTGTATGACCCGAATAGTCAAGGTGAGCAGCAACGCAAGGTAGATAAGCAAAGCACTTCTGAAGTGCCATTCTAATTAGTGGTTAGGACCATCATGACCGCAAGGGGGGAGTCAGTTTCGTGAATTGTTCTGGCTCCCCTCGCTATGCTCTCGTAGCTCAACTGGATAGAGCATCACCCTTCTAAGGTGAATGTTGCAGGTTCGAGTCCTGCCGGGAGTACAAAATTTTATTTCAATGGACATCTTCAGACAAACATACCAAGACTACATCGAGGCCATCGGTGTCGAGCCAAACAAATCAAGGGAACGACAACAGGTAGAGTTAAGGGCAGCGTTCGCTAATGCTACATCACCATTCTTTCATTACAGCGTGTGCTCAAATCTCTTTAGCATGGATAGGACAAGCATCTACCACTACAAGCAGTGTCATGAAACGTATTTTGTCTCAAGCCCTGAATACAGAACATACTTCGAAACAGCCTCTCGAATCGTGTTAGAAAAGCTAGATTCCTTTAAGAGGGAAGACTTAAATTTAGAGGCACAAAACTTCCTTACTCCTCATGAGCAAATTGATACAATCAAAGGCATCATCTCAACCCTCGAAGCCTTCAAAGACCGAATCCAAATCAGACTTAGACGCTATAAACCCAGAACACTACAAGAAGGGGGGCAAGCAAGTGTGGCAGATGATGATAGATATCTGGGGCAAAGACTCATACATCGCGTTCTGCGAGATGAACGCCTTCAAGTACCGCATGCGGGCAGGGAACAAGCCGGGGAACAGCACGGAACAGGACATGGAGAAAGCGAAGTGGTACGAGAACCAGATACAACAGCTGCGCGATGAACAATCAAAAGGTAACCATCTATCCGACAATCTATCGCACACAGGAGGCAGTAATAACATCGTTAGATACAGTTCTAACGAGGATTAAGGAAGGCAAGAGCCAACCAAAGGTTGAGCTAATAAGAGAGGGTGACAAGTCCGTGAAGCAGGAGCTGCCTGCGGTATGCTTTAGCGGAATCTTTGAGAAGGATAAGCGAAGCGATGACAGCCTTAAGTTTCATAGCGGGTTAGTCATACTAGACTTCGACCACGTTGACGTAACGAGAACTAAATCTGCCTTGGCTGGGGACAAGTACATCATGTCTTGTTGGGCATCACCTAGCGGGGAGGGAGTTAAGGCTCTCGTCGAGATTACAAATACAGAAAGACACCGCGACCACTACCGCTCACTGATTAAATACTTTGACGAGCAGTACGGGCTTGAGTTAGATAGCACGGGAGAGAATGAAAGCCGGGCGTGCTTCGAATCTTACGACCCAGACATCGTTGTCAAGGCTGAGTACGAGAGGTATGGTGGCATGATGTCAGAGCATTCTCAGAACCAAGTTGTCAAAGACTTGTCTGGCAGGACTGACTTCACTAAGATAAACATAGCTGCCGCTATGATACGCAAAGCGGAGGAAGGAGATAAGCATAACGTGCTTGTTAAGGCTGCTAGTTTGATGGGTGGCTACATCGCAAGCGGAATTGTTGAAGAGGATGTTGCTCGGTGGATACTCGAAAGAGAGATTCAAAAACGGGACATCGACAATCTGGAGGGGGCTTTACTAACCATCAATGACGGGATAGCGAACGGAAAGAAGCTACCCATCAGTGAGGTAATCAATAGCGAAGAGAAGATTAAGAGAGACATGAAGCTGAATGATGGGGACATGTCCTTTATCAGCAGCGACGACGTTGACTACGATTGGATTGAGCAGTATGTGGATGGCAAGATACCCCTAGGTCTTAGTACAGGAAACCAATTCATGGATGATAACTTCGTGTTCAAAAAGGAGTTCGTCATGATTAATGGTCACAGTAATATCGGTAAGACAACCTTTGCGCTGTGGATGATGGTGGCAAGTTCAATGCATCACAATTGGAGGTGGGTAATCTACAGCTCAGAGAACCGTTCTGCTGCCGTGAAGATGAAGCTGGTTCAGTTTGCATTGAACAAGAAGATTGGTAGCACCACACACATTGAACGTAAAAAAGCTAGGGACTGGGTTGAGAAGCACTTTGTTGTAATCGACAACAGCAAAACCTACAGTTACATGGACATCATCTTGTTCTGTGAGAAGGTGCACAGGCAAAACCCTATTGACGGATTGTTTGTAGACCCATACAACAGTCTGAAGATTGAGATGAGTGCCAACCGTGGTGTCGGGCCGCACGAGTACCACTATGAAGCTGCCTCAGAGTTCTTGACCTTCAGCAACAACATGGATGTAGCTGTATGGGTAAACGCTCACAGCATTACTGAGAGCCAGCGCAGGAAAGGCGATGACGGTTTGCAAGTCGCTCCTTACGCAGAGGATACTGAGCATGGCGGAAAGTGGGTGAATCGTAGTGACTGCTTCATCACGTTACACAGAAAGATTCAGCACCCCGATGTTCTCCAGCGCAGGTGTATTGAGATGCATGTGCGTAAAGTTAGAGAGGTGGATACTGGTGGAAAGCCTACGCCCTACGCACAGCCCATGATGTTTGAATTAAACTCAACACAAAGCGGATTCTCTATGCATGCACCTAACCAAAAACTATTCACATCTCTTGGTGAACAACTTGTTGGTAAACAAGAGCACTTCTAACCGTACCTTTTAGGGTATGGCTAAACGCCGGAAGAATTTAACGAGACCAACAAAGGGGAGGAAACGCAGAGACCTTAGCAGAGGTTCAGTGAAATTGAAGTCAACTCTTGAAACTTATTGTTATGATAGGTTGAAAGAATCAAGGATTGATTTCGGATATGAGAGCGAGACATTTCAGTTGATGGACTCGTTTAGGTATCCCGGAGTTTATCATAAGTCTACGCGGGGTAAGGATGTTATGACGGATGCAACAAACAAGGTGGTGCTTTCAATTAAGTACACACCAGACTTTGTTAGCCACGAAAATCGTTTCATTATTGAGACGAAAGGTTGGGTTCCATCACAACACACTTTTCCTTTAAGGTGGAAGCTGTTCTTGAAGTACATGTCAGACAACGACATGGATGACTACATGCTTTTCATCCCTAAAAACAAAAAGCAGATAGATGCCGCGATAACAATCATACTGAACCACATCAATGGAGAAGCAAAAACTTAGTCAGCTTTACAGCTACTGTACTCAAGAGATACAGAAGTTGACTACGGAGCTGTACGAGCAGCTTCACGACAACAAGGGTGCACCAGTCACGAACTGGGAGCAGACACTGGATGACGTACGAAAGTACAAGAAGCTAGTAATTTTTGAACTCGAAGCAATGAAGCACGCCCTTAAAGAATACATAGACGAATCAGATGTCGAGCAGCTTCCGTAAAGACCTTGAGTTCGGCAACAGGATAGAGCTTGCTTGGATGAACTTCATGGGGGACAAAACCCTAAAGACATACGAGCAGTCAAAGGGCAAGGAGCCCGGCTGGGATATCGTTGAGTTAAACGATAAGGTTTACTTCGAGGTCAAGTGGGATACCAAATCTTCGGCAGCTTGGTCTTCATACGGAAC